CGCCGCCGGAAAGGGCGTCCTTCAGGTAGGTCCAGAAGGCCGGCAGATCCATGTCCACCGGCAGGAAGTCGCGGATGTTGCCGATGCGGGCCCGGACGGATTTGGTGCTCTTGGAGCGGAATTTCTCCGGATCCACGTTCAGGGCGCCGGCCACCATGCCGGGGTTGGCGTCGAACAGCAGGGTGCCGTGGTGGAGGATGCGGCCTGCGTGACGGCGCTGGGCCGTGCCGGAGACCTTGCGGCCCTCCACCAGGATGTCGTTGCGGCCGGAGGCCTCCGCGTTCAGGCCCAGGCTCCGCAGCGCCGCCACCACCGGCTGGGTGAAGCGGCGGATGCTGATGCCGTCGTCGCCTACGTCGGTGATGAAGGAGTAGTTCAGGTTGCCCAGGTCGTGATAGACCGCGCCGCCGCCGGTGCCGCGGCGCACCACGTTGATATGGTGCTCCTCCACAAAGGCGCGGTTGATCTCCGCCTCGGTGTTCTGGTTGCGGCCTACTACGATGGTGTTGTCGTTCTGCCACAGCAGCAGGTAGTCGCCCTCGGTGCGGTGACACAGAACGTATTCCTCGAATGCCAGGTTGTAATAGGGGTTCTGGGAGTGGGTCTCCAGATAGTGGACGGTCTTTTCCATGGACGGGCCTCCGATCGTTGGATATTGTGAAAAAATCCCACCCCGGATGGGGTGGGATTCTGGCGCGGAAGGAGGGATTTGAACCCTCCGGAAAAGCGTCTATCCCACTTGCTATTCCGTGGTGTTGTTCTTTTCATCTGTAATTTTGTCTGTAATTTGAGAGGTGAAGTACTCGTTAATGGCCTTGTTGGCATCGGCCTTGTCGCTGTCGAAGACGTAGGAGTATGTCTTGCGGTAGGTGCTCTCGCAGCTCCAGCCGCCGCGCTCCATGGCGTAGCGGTCATCAATACCGGCGGCCTTCATGACGGCGGCGTTGGTGTGGCGCAGACCGTGTACGGTGGTGTCGGTGATGCCGGCGGCGGCGCAGGCCCGGTGCACATGCTTGCGGATGGTGTCCGGGTGCATGGGAAAGAGTCGGCCGTCGCTGCGGTGCGGCAACTCTCGAATCCTGTCCATGATGTAATCCGGACAGTCCACGGTGCGCTGACTGCTGAGGTTTTTGGCGGTGTTTTTCTGCACCCACTTGTTGTGCTCGTCGGGCACCACCGCCCGGCGGATGTGCAGAAGGTTGTTGTCCAGATCCACGCAGTCCCAGCAGAGGCCCGCGATCTCGGAGCGGCGCAGGCCCAGCCAGACGGCCAGCAGGATGGGCACCTCGCAGCTATCGCCCTGGACGGCCTGGGCCAGCTTACCGATGTCCTTGGGCTGCAGGTAACGCTTGACGGGCTTTTGCACCTGCGGCAGGCGGACCCCGAAGACATCCACGCCGCACTCCCGGAGCACCGGGCGCACCAGGCCGTAGGCGTTGGCCACGGTCTTGGCGGACACCTTCTTCGCCTCGGCGTTGACGGCGATCTGGACGTCCATCTTGGTGATGCCGCAGACATCGCGGCCCATCAGGCCGGGGAAGCGGTGCTTCTGCACCGTCTTATAGCCACGGACAGTGGCGGGAGACAGGACGGCGCTCTTGCTCTTGATATACTCATCGATGGCCTTGGTGAGCGTCAGGGCCTCCGGTTCCTTCTGCTTCTTCTCGATCTTCGCGCCGCCTGGCGGCGGCCTGGCGCTCCACCTCTTTCCTGGTGGCGGCGGTGATGGAGATCCGCTGGCGGTCGACCATCATGTTGATATTCCAGTTGCCGGAGGGCAGCTTCGTGGCCTTTGGTATTTTCACGTCTCTCCCCTCCCCTACTCCTCCGAGGCGATGCGGCGGGCGTAGCGCAGGGCGGAGAACAGCGCGGAGGTCATGACGCCAAAGGCGATGGCCACCAAGGCGATGATGAACCACGCGCCGACGCCCACCTCGCCGCCCTGAATCAGGCCCGCGTCCTTGATGCGGAAATCCACCGCGATATAGAAAATCAGCGCCACCGAAAGGACGGCACACAGAAAGGACAGGACAAGGATCGTCGACAGACGGCTTTTGTCCAGTTCTTTCCGCAGGCCGTTTACCTCGGTCAGGCGCTGATTTTCGCTGACTATACGATCCTCCTTCAGCTGCCGCCGCAGCCGGGCTTCTGCGTTCTCGGCAGGGACGATCTCGAAGTAATCGTCCAGCGAGATCCCCAGGAATTTGCAGATCAGGCCGGCGCTGATGGCGCTGGGCGCCTTCGACGTGGCGGCGAAAAAGTTCTTGACGCTGGACAGAGGAATGCCGGTCTCGTCAGCGATGTCCTGGTTGGTATAATTGAGGCGGTCTCGTGCCTCTCGGCACATTTCTTGCAAATTCTTTTCCATATTCTCCCTTTCTACCCATTTTTGGGTCGGCCCGACCCGAATTTTGGCCGTCGAGTTTTGTCGGCTACCCATATCTGGTCTTGACCTACCCAAGTTTGCTTTGCTACGCTGGACGTGCACCCGGCAAGCGATGGTGGCGCGGGCCGGATGCATGGCCCCGCCGGCGTTGCGGAGACGGCGGGGCCTTATCAAAATATTTTTGTGCTCAAATTGGGCACTGGCTATACGTTCCGATTCTCTCCGCAAAACACTTTTCCGGATGCAAGGATTTTACGGTAGCCGCAGCCAAGAGCAAACGTGTGGTCAGGGTTCGTGCACTGTTTGGCGTCACTGCATTCTTCAAACCGAGAGCAGCAGTCATACTCTTTCGGGAAGTGTTGCACCATCGCGCCGATTATCGCCCACACAACATCCGGGCGCTCCGCGTCCGATTTCTTGATTTTTGCCCGACCGTCTTTCAACTGTGATGTTTTTATCTTCTCCGGAAGGCTGTCTCTCCAAGACCACGGAATAGAGATGTAGTGATCTCTACCCCTGATGTGCAGGCGGGCGACGAGGGCCGCGTTAAAATAGACCGACGAGTAGCCCTTATTCCTTCTGAGGGAGAAATCGTCTGGGTGCAAACCGTATTTTTCACACGCCTTAAATATGACAGGCTCCCAGTTCTCGTACAGTTTGCACTCAAGGGCTGTCTCGTCAAGCTCCAGCGCGTCAAACAAGCTCTGCTGATTCATGCGTAGATTCCTCCAGTTCGGCTAATTTGTCCACCGCATTCCAAAAGTCCGTCTCATTCACGATGACAACCTTAGCGCCTGCCTGTCGAAGAGTGGCAGCATCTTCAATCTTTCTCCCATAGCAGGCATATGCCCAACACGGATTGCCAGAGTTCCCGACAATCAGGTAATCTGTTTTCACCGAAACAGATGACTTTAAGGCTCCGCCGAGCTTGGAGATAGTTTCCGCGATAACTGCGCGCTTTGCTCGAAGCGACTCGCCTGTAAAACAGAATATCTTTCCTTCGAAGGAGACTGTGGGATTTATAGCGCAGACCCCAGAAATGCTGTACTTTTCCCGCAATTCGTCAAAGTCGGCGCGCTTCAAATTGAAGGATGAGGTGAAGTCGAGGAAGTTGCTAAACAGCGCCATGAGTTGGTTGCGCTCATCCTCGGTGATCTTCCCGTCCGCCAGAATGGCGCAGAGCATGCCATGAATCTCGTCGAAGGGATATGTACCAGCCAAAAAGTCGTTCGCGTTCACCCAAGAGGACAGCGCTGCGACCTCTCTGTCGCTCAGTTCGCCGTCGGCCATAATGCCATGCACAAGGCCGGAGAGAAACTGGATGGAGGAAGTGGTCATGTCGTAGTAATGGCTGTTGTCGGCAAAACTGTTACACAGCCAGAGAATGTCTTTCGCTTCGTCCTCTGTTACGACACCGTCGGCGCAGGCGGTATCAATAACAGGCAGCAGCTCCGAAAACGGGTGGCGGTCGCGCAAGTGCGAGTGCAGCTCACACCAGTGCGTCAGCTCTACCATTTCCGCTTCGCTGGCGCCGCTGTCGGAGTTGATGCCGGCCACCAGACCGCGCAGCGTGTTGATGGCCTTGTGCAGTTCCGCGGGCTTTGTGAATTGCTGATATTCCTGAAATTCGCTAAACTTCAAATATCTCACCCTTTCAAATTTTTATACGGAGGAGTAGACATGGAGCAGCACAACAGTACATACCTGATGGCAGAGGCCCTAGAGATTTTCTCCGCCCCCGAGAATCAACGTAAAGCTATTCTTTTCCTCGCAGATTCAGTAATTCTAGATATGCCTTCAACTGGCGATCCGGAGGAAGGTTCTTGTATAGCTCCATAAACATGTCTTGGCTGCCGGCCGGTTGGTCGGCGGCTTTTGTTTCGCCCAGCAGGTCGCTGACGGTGCAGCCAAGGTACTGCGCTAGCATCTGGACGCGCTCGACAGACGGCATGACATCCCGCTTAACGAGATTTGTTATCATGTCTTTCCCCGCGCCGCTTTGCGTGCAGGCTGCTGTAACGCTCACATTTTTCAGCGCACAGTAAATTTTTACGTTTTGCACAAAAATTTCTTTGTCCATATTGTCCTCACACTATATGCGAATTGTGCAACCATCCAATCATCTAAAAAATTAGATAAACCATATTGACAATCTAATATTTTAGATTTATGCTTATATCATCCCCCGGGCGGACAGGCCCGCGGGAATGTCCTCCCATAGTATGTCTTGGAAGTCTGACCCTCTCCCTTATCGCACACATAGCCAGAAGCAAAGGCATGGAGGCAAACGCCCCTGTGCTGCCGGGTGACGCCGGCGCGCAGACACGGGTGGTACGTATGGTTTTCTTTTCTCTTTTTTCCCTCTCCCATCGTACCACCCGTTTCGCGCCCTGTCAAGTTAACCATGGTTAAAGGTAGGTGATATTGTGCAACTAAGCAACAACATCCGGTGGCGGCGTGAGGCCAAGGGCCTGAGCCAGTCAGAGCTGGGCCGCCAGTGCGATGTGACGGCGGCGGCCATCAACCGGTTCGAGAGCGGCCTCAAGGTTCCGTCGCTGGTGACGGCGGTAGCGCTGGCCAAGGCGCTGGGCTGCTCGCTGGATGAGCTGGTGGGTTCCGCCAGCGCCTAGGTCAAGCATAACGGAAGGAGGGTTGTTTGTCCATGCAGGATAACAGCAGGAATATCTATCAGACCGCCCGAAAATCGGCAGGTCTGACGCAGGAGGCGGCCGCGGAGCGGCTGGCGGTGAGCCTGACCAGCCTGCGGGCCTACGAGGGCGGCGAGCGCGTCCCCGCGGGCGACGTGGTGGCCCGGATGTGCATTGTCTACGACACGCAGTTTCTGGGCGTTCAGCACCTGCAGGCGTTCGGCGCATTGCTGCCGGAGTGCGTGCAGGAGGCCCGGCCGGAGCGGCTGGAGACGGCCACCATCAAGCTGGTGCGGCGGATCATGCGCTTTGCCGAGAGCCACCGGGAAGACCGGCTGCTGGAGATCGCCGAGGACGGCGTGATCGACGACGAGGAGCGGCCGGAGTTTCTGGCCATCACGGCGGAGCTGACGGACATCGTCAAGGCCGCGCTGGCCTTGATGTACACGGAGGAGGTGTAACCATGCCGAAGGTCAATCTGCTGCGGGATGAGGGGCGGGAACGTGCCAAGGTGAGGCGCACCCTGATCCGCATGAAGTGCGCGGAGCGGGACATCCCGTCCCAGGCGGTGCTGGCCCGGAAGATCGGGCTGAACGAGTCCACCATGAGCACCAAGATCAACAGCGGCGCATGGACGGCGGACGACCTGCGGGCGCTGGATCGGCAGCTGCGCTTCAGCGCGGAGGAGTTGGCCCGGTTCGTGCGGGCATGAAAACAGCCGCCAGAGGGCGGCAGGAAGGAGGCGTGATGGGCTTCTATGACTACGAGTGCGATCTCATTCGCGCCGATGAGCGTTTTATCTGCCAGTGCATGAAGTGCGGGCAGGAGCGGCTCAAGAAACTTAGTGTGTGCATGCTGCGCCGTGAGGGCAGCGGCATAGTGAAACTATCGGCTACCTCTGTCCGGTCTGCTACGCACAGCAGATGGACGAGTGGGCAGTGCCGGAATGAACTGAAGAAGGAGGTGAGACGTGTGGGCGACGTAGTCCTTTACGCGGCGGTAGTCGTGGGCGCGTGGACGGCAGCTTCGGCGACGATCACGCTGGCGGAATCGCTGGGCAAAAAGAAAGACCGCCTTTCGGGTGGAGCCGAAAAGCGGTCAGGGCAGATCAAATCTGCCGAATAAGAACACTATCATTGTAGCAGAGAAACACTGAACTGGCAAGGGGGAATTTGGGAAAATGGCAGAAAATTTAGAGCGTCCGGCATATTGGGCGGTGATCCCGGCCGATGTGCGCTATGACGATGATCTCCCCGCCAATGCCAAGCTGCTCTACGGCGAGATCACGGCCCTGTGCAACAGTGAGGGCTACTGCTGGGCCTCCAACGAGTACTTCGCCAAGCTGTTCGGCTGGGCCACCAAGTCAGTGACCCGGCTGGTCTCCGCCCTGCGGGACGCCGGTCACATTGAGGTGGAGATGGCGCCCTGCGGCGGCGGCACCGAGCGGCGCATCTACGCCGGTGTAGCTGTGGGGGGTGTCCGCAAAATTGCGGAGGGGGTCTCCGCAAAATTGTGGAGGGGGTCTCCGCAAAATTGCGGAGTCTATAATATGTTGAATAATACAGAGAATAATACCCCCCTTACCCCCCAAGGGGGAGGGCGCGGCCAAAAGGCGGAATGGGAGCCGGAACGGTTCGAGGGTCTCTGGAAGTTCTACCCCGTGATCCGGAAGGCAGACGGCACCTCTACCAGCAAGGGCGACAAGGGTGACGCCCGCCGCGCATGGAACACGCTGAAGCCCTCGCCGGAGCTGATCCGCGACATGGGCGTGTGGTTGAAGCTGAAGCTCCGGTATGACGAACAGTACGCCAGAGGCTATGGCGTCAAGACAGTGTCCGTCTGGCTCAACAGCATCCGCCGCAACGGCGGCGTGCTGGAGATGCCGGAGGTGCCGCAGGTCACGCAGCCTGTCGTGGACGATGACGCACCCAGCTACTCGTGGGAGGACTTCGGATGGCAGGCGTAGCGACGGCGGTCAATCGCTGGCTGGAGGCGGAGAACGCCGTGATGGGCGCGCTGCTGCTGGATGAGCGGCTGGCCTCGCCTATTCTGGCGGCGGTGGACGCCGCGGACATCTGCGACGCGGGAAATCGGAAGATCTATCAGGCGGCCCGGGCGCTGCTGCTGGAAGGCAAACCGGTGGATCCGGTGACCGTCCGCAGCAAGGTGGGGCCGGAGTGTGAGCAGAGGATCCTCCAGCTGATGGAGATCACCCCCACCACCGCCAACTGGCGGGAGTATGCCGCCATCATGCACGAGCAGGCCAGTCTGGCCCGCGTCCGGGATCTGGCTCACGAGATCATGAGCGAGCCGACGGTGGAGGGCTGCCGGGGGAAGATCGCCGCCCTGAGCGAGATCGTGGCCACCGGCAAAGGCGTGGAGGCGTGGAGCATGGCGGACGCCTTCCGGCACTTCATGGCGGCCATGGACGCTGCCGAGAAGCGGGTGTATATCAGCTACGGCATCCGGGAACTGGACGACAGCACCTACACGGAGCCGGGCGACGTGGTGGTCGTGGCGGGTGAGCCCTCCAGCGGCAAGACGCTGCTGGCGCTGCTGATGGCCTATCACATGGCCAAGGACCACAAGGTGGGCTTCTTCAGCCTGGAGACCAATCCCGCCAAGCTGACCGACCGCCTGGTGGCCGCTGCCATCGACGTGGACTTCAACGCCATCAAGCGGCAGCAGTTGGGCGAGAGCGACTGGCAGCGGGTAGCCGAGGGCGGACAGGACTTCACGTCCCGGAAGCTGACGCTGATCCGGGGCTCTGGCATGACGGCGTCCCAGATTCAGGCGGTGAGCCGGTCCTACGGCTTCGACATCATCTTCGTGGACTATGTGCAGCTGATCATGCCGGAGACGGATCCCCGGCTGGGGCAGACCCAGGCCATGGCGGCCATCTCCCGATCCATGCACATGTTCGCCCAGTCCAGCGGCACGCTGGTGGTGGAGCTGTCCCAGCTGTCCCGCCCGCAGAAGCAGGGCCGCTGGAAGGAGCCCACCATGCACGACCTGAAGGAGACCGGCCAGCTGGAACAGGACGCGGATCTCATCATGCTGCTGTTCAAGCCGAAGCCCGGCGAGAAGGTGGACGACGTGGAGATCGACGTGGAGAAGTCCCGGATCCTGAAGGTGGCCAAGCAGAAGGAGGGCCGCCTGGGCCGGTTCCTTCTGTACTTCGACGGCGCCAAGCAGCGGATGACCGTGATGACCGGGCCGGACGGCGAGACCGTCATGCGGCATTTCTCCCAGGTGGCCAAGGCCAGGAAGGCCAAGGACGCCGGTAGGCGCACGGATCCGGTGCCCGGTCAGGTGAAGCTTGAAGAAGTTCAGGACGACGGCACGATGCCGTTTTGAGGAGGTGTCCGATGGAAATCGGCGACGAGATCATGTTTGTGCCGTACTGTAATCGCGCGGGCGTGACGGGTGAGATTAAGAGCAAGCCCGTGCCGGGCCGGGTGGTGTGGATCCATCCGGAGCTGCGCTTCGCGGTGGTGGAACGGCAAGCGAAAAATTATACATACCGGGAGGCGGTGCGCCTGACCCGGGCAGAAAGAAGGATGATGCTGAATGAGAACAATAGCGATCATGAACCTGAAGGGCGGCGTGGGCAAGACGGTCACGGCCCTCAATTTGGCCGACGTGCTTCGTCGGGCCGGTAAGAGCGTGGTGCTGGTGGACTGCGACGGTCAGGCCAATCTGACGGAGTTTTACCTGCAGGAGGCGGCGCTGGATGCGCTGGAGGATGGCGGCATTACGGTGACCGACCTGCTGATGGGCGGCGCTGAGCCGCTGTGGAGCGACAACGTGATCCCGCTGGGCAGCGACGGTCTGGTGTCGCTGCTGCCGGCCGACTCGTCCCTGTACGCTCTGGACATCGCCGCCATCAAGGCGGGGCAGAGCGTGTCTATCAAGGCCTTTGAGGACTTCCGGGACACGGCGGCGGAGGGCGGCGTGGACTACATGATCTTTGACTGCCCGCCCGGCTTTAGTGCCGGCAGCGTGGCCGCCCTGAACGCCGCGGAAGGCGTGGTGGTGACCACCAAGGTGGACGGCTTTTCCCTGCGGGGCGTGGCCAAGCTGCGGGCGCAGCTGCGTTCCATGGTCAGCGCGGGCAACGGCGGGATCGACGGCGTGCTGATCACCCAGTGGCGCAAAGATGGCGCCGTGCTGGCGGGCGAGAAGGTGCTGCGGAACGCACGGGGGTTGAAGGTGTTCGACACGGTGATCCGGTGGTCGAGCCCCGTGGACGGCTCCACCATGGCCCAGCAGCCGCTGGACGAGTACAGTCCCCGCAGCAACGCCGCGCAGGACTATCGGGCGTGGGTCAAGGAGTATCTGAGTGAGGAGGTGACGGGCTGATGCGACTGATAGATGCTGACGCGGCGTATGAGCGCGCGCAGGCCGACTCGCGCAGAGGTGCACTTGAGGATTGGGAGTTCGACATGATTGTCAACCTTCTGGACAGCGCTCCGACTGTCGATGCGGCGCCGGTGACGAGTGGGGAAGGGGCTGATGTCGGCGGATTTTATTTCCGCTGCTCCGAATGTGATCGGCTCTTGCCTTTTGACGGAAATTACTGCCCCTACTGCGGGGTCAGCTTGAAAGTAGGTGGCAGCGATGGCCGGTAAAGCCTCGAAAAAGTTCGACCTGGGCGAGCTGACCCGGGCGCTGGCGGGGGATGTTCCCGAATCGGGAACGGAGGGCCGCGACCAGATTGAGTACATCGACATCGACCTGATCGACAGCGACCCCGGCAATTTCTACGAGCTGAGGGACATCCCCGATCTGGCCGGCGACATCGAGACGGTGGGGCTGCAGCAGCCGCTGCTGGTGCGGCCCAGCGAGGACGGCCATGTGGTGCTGATCTCCGGCCACCGGCGCAGGGCGGCGCTGAAGCTGCTGGTGGACGAGGGCAAGGAGCGGTTCCGGCAGGTGCCGTGTATCCGGAAGACGGGCGGGAACGCTTTGGTCTACGAGATGCAGCTGATTTTCGCCAACGCCCACACCCGCGTGCTGACCAACGCGGAGATCGGCAAGCAGGCCGCACGGCTGGAGGAGATCTTCTATCAGCTCAAGGAGCAGGGCTATGAGTTCCCCGGCCGTATGATCGACCATGTGGCGGAGGCCTGCAACATCAAGCGGGCCAAGCTGGGGCGGATCAAGAAGATCTTTACGCATCTGGCTCCCTGCTACAAGCCCCTGTGGGACGCCGGCGATCTGCCGGAGGACACCGCCGACGCACTGGCCGGTTTGCCACAGGAGGTGCAGGAGCGAATCAAGCGGGTCTGCCCCAAGAAAACGCCCACGGCTCGCAATATTCGCAGCATGGGTGAGCGGCTGGAGTCCAAGCAGTGTGACTACTGCACGGTAGGTTTTCGTTGCCCTGACGGCGGAGCCTGCACCCATCAGGACAAGTTTTTCCGGCACGATCTGACCTGCGGCAGTTGGGAGATCTGCAGCGGCCTCAAGTGCTGTGTGACATGCAGCAAGGGCGGCGCGCATAGTCCGGGCGGCGGCATGTATGGCGGCGCGGCGTGCCCGGAGATGTGCGCCAAGGCTCGCGCCATCTACGAGAAGGCCAAAGCCGAGAAGCAGGACAGCGAGGAACGGGAGGCCGCCAAGGCTCGCAGCAAAGCCGTGCAGAAGGCTATGGCGGACGCGGCGCGGATCGTCCGGGCTGCCGACGCGGCAGGGCTGGATGACGACACGAGGCTGGAATCCACTTATCTGCCGCTGGCCAAGGTCGGGGCGCTGCGGAAGATCTCGCAGGGCGATATCCCGGATGACATGAGCAACTACGGGCTGAGCGAGATCATTCCGTACCGGACGAAGGACTTGACCAGCATGGCGCAGACGCTGTACTGCTCCACCGACTACCTGCTGGGGCTGACGGATCAGCTGCGGCCCGCGGCGGCGGA